GTTAAAAACTTAAAGTAAGTTAAATGATATAAAGAAACAGTAGCATTTTATACAATAACATGAGCATAACTGGAAATGAGTATGAAATTGTTATAAAAAACAAGAGAATATGGGAGTTCTACAACGAAAATAAAAACATCGATGTAGAAACAGCTAATATTATGCTAATAGATTTTATGGAAAATATCTTTAATGAATTATCGAATGATATTAACACAAATATAAATGCACAGCTGTTATCTTACATGAAAGAAAGCAAAATGCAGATAGATACTCTGAAGCATAATTTGAATACTGTAAATGAAAGCTTAACAAAAATTAACTCAGAAATGACTAATAATATGGTTTTGCAGTTCGTTAATTTGAAAAAGGAATACATAGAGGATGTTAGACAGGTTATAAATAATAGCACTTTGACTACAAATGAGAAATTGACATCTCTCATGGATAAGAATAATACTCACCTTATTGATAAAACTACACTTATTTTGAATGATATTATACCAAAGAATCAAGAAACGCTTAGTTCTCAAATACAATCTAATATAAAGCATTTGCATACATTAATTACTGAGGATACTAACAGATTGGCTAAGAATATGAGCAATGATAAATCATTAACTGATTTTATTTCTAATTTTGAGACAAAGTATAACTCGATGATGCAGACAATTCAACAACCATTATATTCTTTTTTTACTGCAAGTGAGAACCGTATAACACAAAACATTGATGTACTCAAAGAAACTACTTCGAATTCACTAGTTTCTCAAACTAAGCTACAAGAAGAACTTACTGAATTTCTTGGTAAATATAATGTTTCTTCAAATAAAGGAAAGTACGGTGAACAGAATCTATGCAATATATTAAATACTATATACACTAATGCTGAAGTAAGGGATACTACTGGACTTAAATCTTCTGGTGATTTTATTATGGAAAGGTTAGACAAACCTACTATTCTCTTTGAAAACAAGGATTATAAACAAAATATTAATAAGGAAGAAATAGGAAAGTTTATTATTGATGTTGATAACCAGAATACGCACGGTATTTTTTTATCTCAATACTCTGGTATTTCTTTCAAACAAAACTATCAAATCGATATTCATAAAGGAAAAGTTCTTGTTTACGTCCAAAACTGTGAATATTCTATTGATAAAATAAGAATTGCAGTTGATATTATTGATAATTTGTCTGGTAAATTAGAAGAATTGAATCAAGATGAAGAAAGCAATACTATTTCAAAAGAATTATTGGATGGAATTAATGAAGAATATCAGAAATACATTTCTCAGAAAGAAGCTATGGTTGTGCTTCTAAGAGATTTTCAGAAGAAAATGTCTGCACAAATCGATGATATTAAATTTCCAGAACTAGATAAATACCTTTCTCAAAAATACGCATACGTTAAAAGTACTTGTTTTACATGTGATCTATGTAATAATTTTAGCGCATCCAGTAAGCAGAGTTTATCTGCACATAAACGTGGTTGCGCAAAAAAAAATAAAGCACCCGTTGAAAATACGTTGATTAAAGGTAAATAGTTACGATTTTTTGGCTTCCTTGGCCATACGTCTTCTCATGTCAGGCCATTTTTCATAATTTTCTTGATACTTTTCAAATGCTTTCTCATATGCATCGTTATCTTCTAATAGATTATTCTTTTCTAGTTCTTCATATTCTTTAGAATTTTCAAAGTCATTATCCATATGTTCCCAATACGGATCATATGGGTTTTCATCTACATATTTGTCACACTGTTCACAACAACCTACGCCTTCAACATCCTTATAATCACCTACATAATTTTTACATTTGTCTAATCCTCCTTGACATCTCTTTCTTCTTTTATTCTTGATCTTTTCCATTTAAATATTTAACTTTTTATTAGTAAAACAATACAAATCAATTTTTTATAGGTTATATATTATAAAATATGGGTAAATTCGATTTTATTTCTGATACACATACAAGAACTATGATTTCGAATGGTTATTCTGCGGTTAGTCAACTAGAATTATGGGAATGGATGAAAAATTTCTCGACAAGTGAACATTTTATGCGAACTAAACACCCAAATGCTTATAGAATTATTGAAAAAATGTCTGCTTTACCCGATAACCCTAGACATTCAGGTGCATCTTTCTCAGAAACTATGCTTCATTTAGAATTTATTGCAAAGCATGGAATTCAAAAATATAGAGAAAAATTTTACGCAAAACTAGTTACAAAATCACAAATGCATGATTTGTAAATTATTTGTAATTACAAAATTCTAAATCTGTAATTACAAATTGTACTTTTCTATTTACTCACTACCAAAAAAAGCTCCCTTTCCCAAATTAAAATCACTTAATCTTGTAATAGTATCCTTATTCTTTTTCATAATCTCTTTAATTAAATCCCTAACCGAAATCATACCGATAAATTCCTCATTTTTATCACCCATTATCAATAGATGGCGAATATCCTTAAAAAGCATCTTATTCATACACATTTCCAATGAATCATCCTTCTTTGCCACAATAATCTTAGGCCCATAAGTGCAAATTTCCTTAACCTTTACTGTATCCTGGCTCTTTCCCAATGCGGCTACTTTAGTAATAAAATCACGCTCTGAACATACACCAACTACTTTATTATTACTGTCCGTTACTGCCAAACAACCTATATTAAAAGCAGTAAACCTAGTAATTGCCTCTTTTACGCTACTTTCTTCATTAATCTTAAAATCAATCTTATGATAACAACTATTTTCAAAAACTCTCATAGCTGATACCGGTATTTGTGAAGTCGAAAAGTGTCTAGTTTTTTTCAAAAATCTGTTAGCAAACATTTCTATATGATGACGTGGCACTTATTTTTTATATATTTTTAATTATTATTTTTTATTTGATAATTAAAAAGTTTTAATTTCGGACCGCTAGTCACTTATTTATATTGTTCCTGTAGGACCTGTAGGACCTGGTTGACCCTGTTGACCTACTAGTCCTGCTATTCCTGGAACACCTTGGTTTCCAGTTGATCCAGTAGGACCAGTCGAACCGGTTATCCCTTCACCTGTAGGGCCTGTGAATCCAGTTGAACCTAATTCGCCAGTAGGACCTGTTATCCCTTCGCCTGTAGGACCAGTTGAACCTATATCACCTGTATTTCCCGATTCGCCTTGTGGGCCTGTGCTGCCAGTTATACCTTCGCCAGTATACCCAGTTGGCCCGGCAACTCCTTGGTCACCTTGCGGACCAGTAGGACCCTGAACCTTTACAATTATTACCTTTTCACTTCGGCGTCTGCGAGAATTATGATGACGTGATGATGAGCTAGAGCTTGAACTTGATTTTGAAGATATGGTTTCTGAATCCGATGAATCTGATGATGAGCTACTACTACTATCGCTTAGCGGTCCTGAAACCCGTCAACGTCTTCCGGGTGATCTAGAACGTGAGCCACGTCCTCGACCACCATAACCATATCCACGTCCATATCCACCTCCAAGACCACCAAATTCAAGGATCTTGAGAACATTGTTATCCTCGCGGGATACAATGAGGTTATCACGAAGGCGGTCACGGTCGAGAACATCCATCTTCTCCTTTACGCTGCAGCAGCACTCACCAATCTTATCAGTGAGGTATTGTTGGCTCTTAAGTGCCTCGTATCTGGCCTCTGCCAAATCCTTTTGAATTGCCTCACGGTTCTTGTGGGCATCTAAGATAGCAGCTGCGTTATATATGGAAGCTTGGCAAGCAAGACCCTCCTTGACCTTTTGCATCTCAAGTTGATTGCTAGCGAAGTGGCCATCAGCTTTGGCAGACATGAAGTGGCCGAGTTTTTGGTTCTCTACCATAAGGGCAGCATAGTGGTCACCCATAGTTTTAGTAAGGTCAAACTTGGTGCGAAGGTGCTCTTCAGATATATTTTGGAATCCTTGTGAGGCTGCAGTACGTTGTTCCCAAGCAGAATCAGTTACTGCTTTGTTAAGAACGTTGAATGTTTGAACTTGAGAGGCATTCAAATCATTTCCAACACGGTTCACATCGTTCAATATAGAATAACGAACATCTCTCAAGGAACCATCAAGAATACCTGAGGATGTAAGGGTTTGTACACGACCTTCGCCAGCATTTCGCTCAATCGTAGATAATAATCCAGCAAAGGATTCCTTTTGTGTATTTACTGTCTCTGATCCTATACGGTCAACTGTTCTTAGAACATCACGAGTAGAATCGTTGGCAGCTTGGCGGGAAGCAGCATCAGAAATAACTGTTGTAAGGCGAGCTTCACCGCTTGTACGTTCAATAGCGGCTTGGTTGGCAGCACCGTTGCGTTCAACAGCAGAAGCGAGTTGAGAGTTAACACGCTCGGTTGTGGACATTCCTTGAGATCCGTTACGCTCAATAGCAGAGGCAAGTTGAGCAGCAGAAATCTCGGTGACGTGGCTATTTGTAGCACCGTTTTGGTCAACGGCACGTAAGATATCACGAGCAATATCGTTAGCAGCTTGTTGTTTTGTGCGTTCAGCAGTACCAGTTACTGAAGCATAGATGTTTTCACCAACTGTGGTGGGTCCATCAAACCCACCGTAAGGGTAGAAGAAGGGAGTTTGGGGCACTGTTGTCTGAGTAGACATATAATATTGGACTAGATTTTATTTTGCGAAATGTTTCTAAATTTGGGGCTGCATAACTCGAGCCAGAATTTGTAATTACAAAAATAGATCTGTAATTCTATAAAAACACAAATATTACAATTGTAGATTATGGTCACAATTGTAATATTTGTGTTCATGTGCTTACCAAATATGCTGTGGATACAAAAACTTTAGGAAAAATCTGAAAATAATGTATAGTACCCATGAACCGGAATAATTACATGCACCAATTAACCCACGAAAACTATGTATTAAAATTAAAATGCAATGAATTACAACAAGAAGTACTAGAACTGAAAAAGAAACAGGAAGAGCTATATCGTAACCATGCTAACTCAATTCTGTTTTTAAAAAATAGAACTATTAATTTCGACCAGTTACCTATTTTTTATTTTTCAAAGAATCAATCCGACGTCGTCGGCCCAACTTCAACTTCAACATCAATTTCAGATTACCCATAAGTAATAAGTTCAAATCATATAGATAATGTCCCCTTCTATATTATTATACGAAAAGTATTGATGGGGAAACTAGAAACCTCCAATCAACGTATTTGTGAATTCTACACTAATAATCCCACTATTAACTTTGAAAATGTTAACATCATATTCATAGATCTTTTTGAAAAACTTCTATCGAATAAAGAGAACATAACAGCCACTACTATTAATTCGCAAATCTACTCCTTTATTTCAGCTTCAGAAGACCGTATTAATACCAATATTAATACTATCAAGGACGGAAATGTCGTCTTACAAAATGCCCAAACCAGATTCATGAGTGAACTCGGCGAAATTTTTAATAAATTTCGCGATAATGATACTTGTGAAAAGCATAATGATAGACAACTATCTAATGTTCTTACAAAGATGTATAACAGTGCTGAAGTTCATAATCCCAATAAAGCCAACAATAAAAACGGCCTTATTCTATTAAAGCGACAACGCAAATCAAATATCTTAATCGATAATAAGGATATTGATGAAAATGTTACCGCAGAAGAAGTCCAAAACTTTTTAACGAATATAGATGAACAAAACTGTAATGGTATTTTTATCTCTCAACGCAGTGGTATTTTCGGTAAGAAAAACTACCAAATTGAATTACACAATAATAATATTATTGTATTCGTTCATAATGGTAACTATAATTCCTCCAAAATCGAAACCGCGGTTGATGTTATAGACCAACTTTCTTCTAAGATGCGTCAATTTAAACATCAATCTGAAGATGATTGTGCTATCCCAAAAGATATGTTGGATACTATTAATAACGAATATCAACTTTTTCTTTCTCAAAAAACCGCTGTGGTAGATGTTTTTAAAGAGAGTCAGAAGAAAGTTCTATCTCAGATTGATGAGATTCGTTTTACAACACTTGATAAATATTTATCTACTAAGTATTCTGCACCAATACAAAAACCCGGTCTAAAGTGTGACCTTTGCAAGAGTTTCTCTGCTAATAATCTGAAAGCCCTAGCAGCCCACAAGCGTGGTTGCATCAGGAAACAAGTTCCTTCTAATGTATGTGCAAAATAAAAAGATTTTGCGCAATTCGTGCGTAAAACTAATTCGTATAACTATACACAAACATAGTTTTCTAGATATTCTACGACCTATTCCATCAATAAGTTATATTCGTAATATTTTAAAAAATTTCTAAACCCAATCATAAAAACTACAAATATAATTGCCAAATCTATCGATACTATTGATAACTGGAATGTTCTCTGTGAACAAGGGGTCAGTATTGCAATGGCAAGTGATCCTGATGTTCAATATATACAACAAGCTAGTTCTCAGTTAAAAAATACTACTTTTAATTTAAAAACAATTACAAATACTTTGAAGAATAAGCTTGCTAGTTTTAATATTACTTGTTAAAGCGGTTTAAATAATTAGTATTATTAATAATATATGTTTCACAATATATATATATTATTAGTTTTAGGTCTGGCTAATGCGTTTATTTTCCCTTCCTTTATCCAACAGAAACATACTATATTAAATCTAAGTAAATATCCTAAGAGAGATCATAGTGTATATCCGCTTTCTAAGGTTTACCATGATCAATACATGCGCCGTTTACATTCCGGTAACTTTACTAGTTATAATAACAATAATCATGTTATCAAAAAAATTAAGAGAGATAGAGAATTTAAACGTAATTATTATAAGGAAGACAATTCAGATTACGATGACGATGACGAAGATGATGAATATGAAATGGATAATGAAGAAATGGATATGTTTCAGAAATTATTAAGAAAAGATGGTGAAAATGATACTGTACCAGTAAAAGGATTCAGAATTATTATCAACCCTAATATGCAACCAATTGATGAAGATGGTGTTGAAAGGGATATATGGGGAAGACCTATTCGATCAACATTACCTCGTAGATCTAACCCCTCTAATCCTGATAAAAAATCAGAGAATTTCGAGGTTATCACAAAATCTCCCTTTAATTTCTCTAATGTAGGTGGTTATGATAATATTAAAGAAGAACTTGATCAATGTGTTGACCTACTTTCTAATTATACAAAATATGCAGGATATAATGTACGTATACCTAAGGGTCTTATTTTTGAAGGTCCGCCTGGTAATGGTAAAACTATGCTTGCAAAAGCCCTTGCAGGTGAAGCTAAAGTTGGATTTATTGCGGTTTCTGGCTCTCAATTCCAAGATAAATATGTCGGGGTTGGTTCTGGGCGTATTAGAGAATTGTTTGAATTAGCCCAAAAGAACATTCCGTGTATTATTTTTATTGATGAAATTGATGCCCTTGGTAGAAAAAGGTCAGGTGATGGAGAAACATCAGGATCAGAGCGAGATAATACTCTTAATGAACTATTAGTTGCTCTTGATGGTTTCAAAAATACATCCGGAATATTTGTTATTGGTGCTACAAATCGCGCTGATTTATTAGACGAAGCTCTACTTCGCCCGGGTAGAATTGATAAGCGTATTTATATTGGAAATCCGGATGCTAAAACTAGACGGGCCATTTTAAATATTCATTCTACAGGTAAACCTTATGATAGTTCTATTAAATTGGAAGAACTAGTTGAAACTACGAATGGCCTTTCAGGAGCTCAATTAGAAAACCTATTAAATGAAGCTATGTTAAATGCCCTTCGACAAGACCGTACTAAATTTACTGATGTTGATGTTGATCTTGTTCTTAATAAGATGATGGTTGGTTGGCAACCTAATGAACATCAATTCACATCTGATATTATTGACCATATCGCTATTCACGAACTCGGGCATGCTGTTGTTGGCCTACTTTCAAAACATCACTCAAAAATGACCAAAGTAGTTATTAATTTATCAGCTCCCAAAAGCCCTGCATATACTATATTCGAAAGTTCTGCATCTAATATTCTTACTCGTGAAGCATTATCTGAACACCTTATGATTCTTTTATCTGGCAGAATCGCAGAAGAAGTTGTCTATGGTGTCTCTGTAACTACTGGTGCCATCAATGATTTTGAAGAAGCCCTTAAATTAGCCCAACGGATGATATGTTACTATGGTATGGGAAAACAACCAATTTACCCCAGTATGAGTGAGAAATATAAGGAGGAAATCGATTCCGAGGTATCTGCGCTAATTAATGATGCCTATGCATACGCCGAGTTTCTAATTCGCAATTCTAAAGAACTATTAATTGAAGGTGCTGAACTCCTTAAGAAACAAAAAGTTATGAAAGCCGAAGAACTGATTGAAATAATGAATAAAAAGTATAATAGTGTTTTTAATTTGAAAATATAAAATGATCATCAGTAATCTGTCCTATCTGTTAAAAAATTGATTTGAATTAATTCCATTGGATTAATTCAAAAACTTATGCTAATACAATGCAATCAGCCAGTAAAAAACGTAGGCATACGTTTAAAGAGTTAATGCGGATGTTTTATGATGATAGATTACCACTTAATTATCTATGGAACAATATAACCGACGCAGAAAGAAGAACATTTTTGGATGGCGTACATAGTAACGTAAATAAACACTTCCCGGATGGTCAAGTCCTGTCAAAAAGGCAAATAAAAGTTTTAGAAAAAGACCTGTTTATTATACCTTGTGTAGATAAGAGCACAATAGTATATCATTCAACCGGCTATGCTCTTTATTGCTGTTCTAAATGCATTATAAATAAAAAGAGTTATAAGATAATGAAAACATTAACTGCATGTAGCGAGACATGTTGTGAGTGTAGCATATGTTTAGATTCGCTAGAGACAGGTGAAAAATTCGCGCAATTAGAATGTGCGCATAAATTTCATAAGAACTGCATTCAGAAGTGGCTAGTAAATTCGTTGAGTTGCCCCTGCTGCAGAAAAAGCTTCGAGAAGATTGTAGATGAATCAAATTACTGAAAATATTATTTCTTCCAAATATAAATATACTCTCCATATGTATCCTTTTTATTTCTCGATTTTCGCCCAAGGGGTATTTTTTCATCACATTTTCCAAGTATTTTAATACATACATCATCATAAATATATACAGGAACATTCAAGCAATAATACCCACCTTTCTTCAGATGCTTATATGTAACCGTAAATATCGGAATATAAAAGTTATTATCCCAATCTTCTTTTGTAACTACTGAATTCTTATTATATATTTCAAGATTATAATACGGTGGTGATGTTAGTACGAAATCATAATCTAATTTACTATAATCTACATCTAATGCACTCTTAAAATATAATTGGATCTTTGTTGTTGTCAATGGTTTTAATGTATTCACCATCTTTTTATATAATGGTTCCAAGTTTGTGTTCAAATCTATTCCTATATATTTCTCAATATTCTCGGCGCAAGCTCCAACTAACCGTCCACCCCACCCCATAGTAAAATCTAACATAACCTTAGGTTTATACTTACATATCATATCCTTAACTAAAATTGGTCTAAATACGCCGATGTTTCCAAAATATAAAGTAAATAAGCTCTTCAACATTTTTGTTTTCTTAACATTATCTTCTTTGAAAAAACGGTTATTAAACGTTCTATTGATACCATTTCTAAAATAAGGTTTATTATTATAAAAATCATTAAAATTATAATATGTATCAAAAAATGAAAAATTTAACCTACCTTTGGTGTTTAAACGCTCTATTGACGTAAAATAATTTACAAAATCTATTCCAACAGTATCTAATATTTTTAATGTTTTGCAATCTGTATTCCTTAATTCATTAAATGATTCAATTGCTTCTTCTAATGTTGCTGGATATAAAATCCTTGTAATCTGTGTTTTAGTTAGTTTATCAAATACTTGTCTTCTTATCTTTTGGGTTTTATTATTACCCTTTTTATTACTTTTTTCTGTTTTTGCCATCTAATATATAATTAGATAAATAAGTTTTTGAATTTTTCATGATTATTAGTTAATCATGAAAAAAAGGGTTTGGGTGATTTCTTTTTTCATAGAAGTTTAGCAAGCGGTAGGATTCGAACCTACGAACATAGACACAGCTTCGAATTTCCGCATCACAGAGACGGGGCGCGACCGCCGCCTTAAACCACTCGGCCACACTTGCTTTTTGATGTTTATTTTTAATGAGATAAACAACTCATTGCGGACAGTGGGGTTCGAACCCACGCATCATAGATAACGGGTCTTAAGTCCGTCGCCTTAAACCACTCGGCCATATCCGCTTTGTTTTGCTGTTTCCATAATATATTCAAAACGCATTTTTGAAGTTGAATTGCTGTGTGGAAACGGTTATCTGCTGTTTTCATATTTTTCAGGTAGTTTACGAATGATTTTCTTCGCAAACCGGTTCAAAAGATAATTTTTGAGTTTGAGAGTTGTGTAGCTGTATGAAAACGTGTGACTATTTTTACAGAATAGTCAAACTGTTAAATGCTTTATTTGTGTGTTTTGCTGTGTGAACCACTATATCAGTCACCGTGTGCTGTTTATTGCTGGGTTCTTAGTTGCTGTCTTCTTATATATTCTAATTAAGCGAATTTTAGAAGAATTGCTGTGAGAAGACAATGGTTTACCCGATAAGGGACTCGAACCCTCAACCTCAAGATTAGAAGTCTTGCGCTCTATCCAATTGAGCCAATCGGGCTTGGTGTTAGTTTTAAGAGATCTAACAACTCATTTTTGCAAGCGGTGGGGTTCGAACCCACGCCCGAAGACCTGAACTTGAGTCAGGCGCCTTAGACCACTCGGCCACACTTGCCTTGGATGTCAGTTTTCTGAGATCTAACAACTCATTTTTCCGATACAGGGACTCGAACCCTGGCCAACGGATTGAAAGCCCGCTATCCTAACCACCTAGACAATATCGGATTTTTTGCTGTCTTCATTTTTGAATCATAAAAGGATTTTGGTAAATCGCTGTTTGAAGACACTTAAGCTCTTACTGGGACTCGAACCCAGGATAGAGGATTCAAAGTCCTCGGTGCTAACCACTACACTATAAGAGCAAATCGAGACGAATCTCTTGTGCAAGTTTTTTATGAATGAGTGCCTGCAAACTCATTTAGTCCTAACGGGAGTCGAACCCGTGTCTAGTCCGTGTAAAGGACTTGTGCTAACCGTTACACCATAGAACCATTTCGCTCCTGACAGGGCTCGAACCTGCGACCTAACGGTTAACAGCCGTTTGCTCTACCTACTGAGCTACAGAAGCATGAGTGACTGTTTTTACAGATACAGACAAACTGGGACCCCCTGATGGAGGGGGAAACACCCGATCAGGGACTTGAACCCTGGACCACATGCTTAAAAGGCATGCGCTCTACCGACTGAGCTAACCGGGTACCAATATTGGTTTTGCTGTTTTCGTTTGTCTTCAGACGAGAAAAGTTTGAATTTGGATGTTGCTGAACGAAAACTTGTATCTATTTTCATCACGAGCTTAGAAGAACTCGGTAAAGGCAGTGGCCTTTTTGTTGCTCGGTATGAGAATTGAACTCATGACCCTCAGCTCATAAGACTGATGCTCTAACCAACTGAGCTAACCGAGCACTCAAATTAATCTATGCTGTGTCTTTTATGTTCAATTTTTTGTTGGCATTATCTGAATTCTGTCAGATAATCAAAAACCGAACACTTTTCATCTTGTACACATTATATAAACACGGATATTCTTTATATTATTTATGAAAATAATATATTGTTACCATTAGTACAGCGATATTTATATAAATGAAAAAAGGGTGTTGTTTTTACATTTCAAATACACCCTTTTTTCTTTTTGATTTTACCTACTATCTACTTTTATTGGCAGAGTATTAAACCACATCGCTAAACAACTTCCTGCGAGGAGAAGGGGTCTCGTCGTCGTTGTCGGACTCATAATCCGCCCAGTCCTTCACCTTCTTCACTGGCTTGCGTACAGTCACATTGGCAGGTGGCTTATCCTCATCTTCCGATGAGTCCTCAAGAGCTGAAAACGCGTTCGTTGTTCGAACCGGTGTCACAACTGGCTTGCTCTCCTTCACCACCTTCTTTTCTCGAATGATCAACTTATTGACAAATGTCTTCAGATCCTCTTCTCGAGTTGTGGTAACAACCACAGTGCAGTGGTCAGCAAAGTGACCTGACTTGTTGCACTTGTAGCAACAGTTCTCTCGCATCTTCTTCACGAAGATCGGGCAGCAAATACGCCCCTTAAGGTCACGGAAGTTGTGGTCATTGTAGACCCGCCAACTCTCTCCGTTCTTCTTGCAGACATGGCACTCCTGCTGCTTGACCTCACCCTTGACGATATTGCGGTTTCCATTGGTGTTGACACGACGGGACATGGTGCTGGTGCTCCGTTAACGTTTGATGAAACTGATTTGGTTGTTTTGATACCTATTCTGTTTACCGAGAAAAAGTTTTCAATTTTTTGTGTCATTTTCTGGCGAGAATTCGTTAAAATTACGTTATTTTCTGATATAATTTTTTTATATTTTATAGATTGTCTTCATGTGTAAAAAATTGATTACGATTAATCACTTTGAGTATAATTATCGAATCATCAAAATGCCGAAACTAACTCGAGATCAACAGTTCCAGAAATCATTTAATGTATTTATTGAAAAGAATTATCCAGTTAGAGAATATGTCTTAACTTCTAGCACCAAAATAAAAACCCAATTTCATCACGAATACCTGTTACATTTTCCGAGAAAGGTTATTTCATACTATGTCGATGTATTTACAGTAGATGAAAATGGAATAGTTACGCCTCCAGGTCCTGTTATGAAAGACCAGGAAGTACCTAGCATTCGAACATTTTCATCCTATTTTCACAACTATTTTAGGCCATTTATTCTAAAGAATGGATCTAACATTCAATCTTATACAGATATAATAAATCACTGGTACACAAACGGAAACCAGCAAATATCTTCCGAATATGAAGCTAGTTCAGGACTATCACACAACGACTTAATGAATTTTGATTTATATATTAAAATTGATGTTGTATACCATAAGTCGCATTTGCCGTTTCCTGCTATTCTTTCTAGTAAACAGCATTTTGAGCAACAATGTAAGAATCTAGAAGCACGGAATATCGAACTTTGTATTAATATTCAAACAATAACTGCAATGTATCAAGAAAAAGAAGAGCAATATGATGCTTTAAGAAGACGTATGCGTGTTGATCGACGAAACATTGAGCATAAATATAACAGTATGTTCGAAAGAATAGAGAAAAAGATTAGAGAACTTTATAGTAATAGTTCAATCAGAGAAGAATGCCCGGTGTGTTACGAGAATATTGAACCATCTAAGCTTAAAGTGTCGAAGTGTTGCCATTCTATCTGCAGTGATTGTTCTTCAAGATGTCATAGTTGCCCTGTATGCAGGGAAAGCTATTAATATATATATACTCATCATTTAGACATTTTTATTTTTTCTAATAATAATATATATTATGGATTTACCAGTGCAAAAAAAGGAAATTGCTATTTCAGTCACGCCAGAACAATTGAGTCCTGAAGATAGCGTAGTCGAACCATTATCTCCTGTACCTGATGCTCCAGCTCCTGTATCTGAATCACCATCTCCTGTACCTGATGTTCCAATTGAACCTTCAGTAACAGAAGAACAAAGCGCTAGCGCAATACTAGATGCCGAAGAGCAGGAATTACCCCCTGTTCCTATAGCATCTTTACCTTCAGTAGTTAGTCAAGTCGTTAAAACGAGAACAAAGAGATGCCCAAAAGGGTGTGTTAAAAAAAGCCGGTGCAAAGGAGGATCAATGAAGGGCGGCAAAAGAAGAAAATCGCGTAAATCTAAACGTAGAAAGTCAAGAAAGAGCAGAAAAAATTGATTAATTTAATGATAACCATATAGCTATTATTAAAATGAAAACTCGTAGTCAAAGTAGAATCGAATATGATATCAATATTGATTTTGATGAAGCATCACGCTTATGGAATTCTAATAAAAAGAAACTAGATAATGGATGTTATGCATATGTATGTGGAAAAGAACTCCCCAATGGAATGTTTTGCAAAAAGAAATCATTAAACCATCAACTATTCTGTTATATACATAAATGTAAAAACTAATTATTTAATAAGTAAAGTATATAGAAATATTTTATTTGTTTTTATTATATGGATAATATAACTATGTCTGAAGATACCCAGACCCCTTCCCAACAAGAAGTTCGCCTAGCTGACGTTGAAGTAACTGATGAGAATATGGCACTCAACATCCTCATTTCTTTTCTAGGCGTTGCTCAGAAACGTGGAACATTTAGCATTGCTGAATCTGCGAAGATTTATGAATGCATCCAAAAATTTATTTCAAAGGCCACTGCTTAATTGACGCCAATTTATAGCTTAAAATATATATTGTTTATATAATATATATAATGTCATATATACCAAGTCCAAGAGAATGGTTTGGTAAAGAAGATTATGAAGATCATGTACCAGTATTAAGAAGACAACCCTCAATAAATGTCTCTGATCAAAAAGCAGGCGATTGCTGGAATTATAGCTCATGTAGGATTGTTACACGACTCATTTGTAATGTATTAAACATTGAGCCACCAACTGACAATGAATGTAATGAATTATATACCCATATAAATGAGTTTCATTATACAATCGCCAAAGAAACTTGTGAGCCAGGTGCCTATGAAAAATTATTGCTTTATTTTTTTCTATTCTGTTTAGGTTATTCAAAATTTACATGCGCTATTAATAAAGAAACACAACAAAATGAACAATCTATCAATGGCCAATCGAGCGAAAGAGTATTAGAATTTTTCACAGATAATCTATTAAATAATCGTGATTTTAGAAATAACGAATTTGTTAAAAATATAGGGGAATCAGGCCTAGTATCATATTCTACAAATCCTGATGAAGATACAACCCAAAAAGAATTTGAAAGAGTAATCTATCCTCTAATTGATAATTTTCATAGAGTAACTAAAAAACAAAAAGTAAAATACTCTGTTAATAAAATAGACATGAATACTCCTGGTATATTAGATACCATAAAAGAATTATTAAACCATGGATTATATATTGGAATAGGTATATCTATAGGAGATGGTAAATATAGTGATAAGTTTACTGAATATAAAGCAGATGGACGACCTAGGCCTATTGCTAAGCATATTGATATGAAGGGAGATCTAGGTGGTCACGCGATGCATGTTATAGATTACTCTAACATTGAGAACAAGCCAGATATATTACAGTTAACTATCAGAAATTCATGGGGAAATGATTGGGGAAACAATGGAAAAATAAATATGTTATCTTCAGAATTAAAACAATTAACTGCTAGGTTTTCTTATATTCGTCCATCTAATTTAAATATTCTACAACAAAAAGCAGATAATCACCCAATAGTTCCAGAAGATAAAAACACAGAAGATATATATGAGTTCGATGAATTATATGAAATTAAGAAAGAGAAAGTATTAGAGTTACTGCGTAGATTTGGAGATATAAATAAAAAAAAATTCCATGATTTATATGAAATATTAGTAGGAGATAATCTATATGATGATGAAATAAATGAAGTATTTAATGAGATAAATCATAACGATAGTAATATTTTAGACCCCTATGAATTAAGTAGCATGTTAGTAGCAAATTATATGACAACTATTAAGTTTAAAGAATTTAAAAAAAAAATAGCAGATCTTATGAAAGATATTAATGAAGATATTGATAATAAACACACTATAGATACACTTTACTATGGAAAAAATGGTCCTATTGATATGAAAAAATTCCGTGATTTATATTATAAATTAGTAACACAGGAATTTGAAGGAGAAACAATTCATGTAGATTTATTTGATATTGAAATAGAAGAAATATTTAAAGAAGTAAACAATAATGATGAGAAAATATTAGACGTAAGTAAATTTAAAGCAATGGTTGATAGTAAACCAAAAACTTCTATTAAGATATCAAAATTAGTAGAAGTCATTAACAAGATGTTACAAAAGGTATCTCAACCATCTGATCACTTACATGAATATAATCAAAAAGTAGAAGATTTAGTAAACAAAATAAATATTCCACATAAAGGTGGACGCGCATCTCGCAAAAAGCGTAATGTAAAAAAATTTACTAAGAAAAATAAACATAAGAAAAATAAAAGTACAAAACAATAATTTTTAATTCATTCAATCGCATAATTTACATAGATAGTTCTTACATTCCGATATAAATACATCATCTACTTTTAATTCTTGTTTCTGGAACTTTCCTTTCAGTAATGCTAACATTACTTCATTTAAATCAGCCATAGAACAATCTAGTACTAATAATTCATTTGTTTTTATGTTGAATAACTTTATTTTTTTTTCATCAGATTGATCAGGATCTAATGAACCCCGCATTCTCCATAACCATGCGTAAATAACTACTTGCAACATATGATCAATTGATATTTTACTAGTACATTTCATTTCCCATATTGAATCTTTCGTAATCAAATCTGTTCTTGCACTAAACCGAAATTTAACATCTTTACCAAAATAAGGTGCTAAAAATTCGTCTATTTTAATATGTGCTTTATCATCACTCTGATGAATAATAGTTTCCTCTATTCTTGGCATAATCTCAGCGCACTCGTTTCCTATTACATTATCTAATCTTTCTAAGCATTTAGATATCATACCTTTAGTTAACCAATTATACTCGCTGCGATCGATTTGTTTTACCTTAAAATATAATGTTTCTTGAACAGCTACACTTATATTTGCCATAAATAAATAATCCTCTATTGTTTCGATTTTCTCCGGTAATTCACTTACTATGTTCTTCAAGTATAAATGCTCGTTTGCTTTCATATTATCAATAGAATTATTTATTATTGTTAGTAATATACTTGAATTATTTCTCGATCCCGTCCATTTCTCGCTCAAATAATCATAATAAATACATGGAATTGTTATTCCATTTAAATCACTCACCTCCTCAAAAAAACCATGTTTTGTTTCTATAATATTTGGAATATCTATATCAGAAATTTCTCTATTTGCGGATACAAATATTCTATCTAATATTAACGATATTTCTTCTATTACTGACTCAGGGATAAACTTAATTAGTTCTGTTGGAGTTATGTTATGTCTATTTGCTAATAAAGCATCCCTTGCCATATCTTCTTCATCGTCCTCTACAAATAACGTCTGATGTGGGCCACGAAAACTTATATAATCACATTGTTTCATTTCAATATGATTTTTTTTTAAAAACTCTAATGGTCTATCCGTACGGAAATTATCACTTTCTAATAAATAAAGTCCATGAGTAGCCCGTGTTGATGCAACATAAAGTGTATTTGGACACGTATCTCTCGGTAAATTTCTAGCATAAAATTTAAAATAAGATTGGTCAAAGTTTACTATAAAAACAAACTTTCGTTGCCTACCCTTAACACAATGAAACGTGGAAAAAACCACTTTCTTATCAATTACTCTCTCGTCTATTTTATCATTCTCTAACATAGGGACATGACATGGTATACCTCTCTCTACTAATGTATTTTCTAATTGCCGAATATTGCTATTCACGCCCTTTACCGACGCACCAAGAACAAAAATATCCTCTGGTAAAAATCCCTTATCTAATAGCTTACATATTTCTGCAGCAACTACTCGTTCTATATTCATCCGTGAATTTCGTATATAATTAACAGGCGAACCATCCCTACATGCTTCCATACGTGATTCTCCTAACATAACATTATTTACAAAATCACGCATTTGATTCGTTATGCGATATGACATTTTCATAGTACACATTCGAAATTCCTGACTTTTTAAATACTTAAAATTTTCCCATAATATATCCGCGAATGTTAGGAAACGAATATCAGCGCCTTTAAACTCATATAGACCCTGCATATAATCACCCAGAATCAATAATTGAATTGGATTTCCTGAATCTCTAGCGAACTTTGCCATTAACTGAAAATATAAAAATGTCATATCCTGGGCTTCATCCAATACAAAAATGTCAAATTTGGGTATCTTTTCTATAGGTGGTAAATCTTTTAATATTATGTAACGTATTCCAGTATCAGTATATGAAGTTGGTAAATAATATCGAACCGCTAAGCTATGAAATGTATGGACTTTCATATTCTTGATTCCTGACTTACTAACACGATCTTTTACCTCAAACCGTAACATAGAATTATACGTCATTTGAAGTATACTTAGTGTAAATAGTGCTTTCGCTACAGATAAAATTAGTGTTGTTTTACCTGTTCCTGCGCATGAATCAACTATAACATTATGTCCTTCTAATACATTATTTAATATAACTTGCTGTTCCTCACTTAATTTATTCATATAGTTATTATTTATAAATAGAAGTTATAGTTACCTTATATTTATATTACTTTTCACTAGATCTGAATGAGAAAGCAAAAAACCCAACGGCTAGTAATCCAAGAACCAACCCAGAATGGTAATAATATTGCATACCTTTGTACATATTTAACCAAGCTTTTGTTTGTTCTGGACTTTTAATATGATTCAACATCCAATCTGATTTTGGTGATAAAATATAGTAAAAGTAATTTGTCAAGAAAGAAATAGCAACTACAATACAAACAAGAGATAATGACGACAATTTATTTTTACGAACACGGACATTATAAAATATTACTAATAGAGAAAGAATAAACCCTAAAATGTATCCAAAGTAATAAATACGAGTTCTTTCATCCACTATATTTTTATAAGTTTTTTGTAACTCAATCGGTAATTGTTTTTGATATTCTACTATAATACCACTTTGATAAGTAGCATATGTCATATAAACCATCCCAATTAAAAAAACTGCAGAAACAGCACAACTAATACCACAAGGCATCTTTCTCAATATATACATTATTGAAAGATTTTTTATTGATTTTTTCTATTTAAAATGAAAGAATAAAACAAGAAAGTCGAAGACGATTTTTAAAATGGACAAGGTTTTTATTGTCCATTTTTTATTTTGAGAAAGAGTTTTATACAAAAGGGTCATTATTACTGACATGCAGTAAAAACCAAAAAAATCAGAAAATCACCGCTGCATAATTTGTTAGCATAAATCGGACCCCAAAACAGCACAGAATTGCACCGACTTTCTCAAAAAATAAATATGTGTAATTTTACCTTACAATAATTTGCAGCATAACAAGTAACAAGCATGATCAATTAAATTGTGTCTTATCGGGTTGCACCGACTTTACACCGACTTATTTTGAGAAAGTCCGTGTAAAACAATTTAGCGTAAAAGTATATAAAATAAAACAAATATGGATACTAATATGGAAAATAAAAGAACACGCAAATTTACTTATGTTTATGAGAAATGGGATGATAATTTAATAACAAACCTGAAATTAATGGAGTCGAAATATCATATATTTGGAATAGATGATAAACGCTTTCTCAAAGGGTACATATTTTTCAGTAATCCAAAAACTATTCTTAAATTAAAAAAACAATTTTATAACTGTAAAATAGATGATTCTGAATTTACTATAGATACTTATAAAAAGTTATATAATAGTTGGGAAAACGGAGTCCTTCCAATGCAAGGTAGACCAAAGAAAAATCCAGTGAAAGAAATATCAAATGAATTGGTTCCAGTTACTAACTCTATTATAGAACAAAATACATCACTTATTGAACAGAGTAAGGAAATATGCCAATATTTAATGAAACAAAACCAACAGTTATTAGAAGAAAATAAGCAATTAAAACAGACAACTACTGCAACCACTATGATCACGAACAATATTGAGAAATTAGAAAATACAACAAATATAGATAATAAAACATTTAATATTAACCTATTTTTAAATGAAGATTGCAAGAATGCAATTACATTAGGTGAATTTATTAATTCACTTAAGATAGAGGATTCTGATTTATTCTGTGCGAAAGAACATGGACTAGTAGAAGCAATAACAAATATATTTCAAAGAGGATTGGAAAACTGTGATGTTAATACTAGACCTGTTCATTGTACCGACACAAAACGTGAAACCCTGCATATTAAAGATGACGATGGTTGGGTAAGAGAGTCGGGTTCTGACTCGAAACGTATGAAAAATGCAATTACGCGCATTTCTAATAATAAAATAAAGAAGCTATCTGAATATATAAAAGAACATCCTGAGTTTAATAATGTAACATCTCCACAATATGAAGATTGTTTACAAATGATGAGAAATGTTATGGGGGCATCCGAAGATTCCGATAAAACAGAGAAAAAAGTTCTTAAGAATATAGCAAAATCAGTTTATATTACAGGAAATTTGAACACATAATCATTTTCTATTTTTACGAGTTGAACCTGGTCTGAATTTCTTATTATAATGAATAGCTCTTAATAAACGCATTTGTTTCGCAGCGTTTTCCTTCGATGTGCAGCTAGAAAATACTTTGTTATTATCTTTATTTGTAACACGGTAACAAGATTTACCGCGTACTTTTCGGCTTCTATATGGCATATTATTGTTATATATTATAAATACATAATAATAATAAATTAATTTTATAGCAAATATTATCCACAAGATTTAAGACAGTAAACCAGTAAAATAATGAACCAGTAAAATAATGAACCAGTAAAATAATGAACCAGTAAAATAATGAACCAGTAAAATAATAAACCAGTAAAACTATAAACCAGTAGCCCAGTAGAGGAGGGTTTAAAAGGGAACCTAGGTTCCCTTCATTATAAATCATACATTAATTTAAAATCTAAACAGAAAGAGTAATTAGAATTATTCATGTTTAAAATACGACCATACTCATCATAAATTTGTATTCGTAGACGTTGTATATCTACGGGACCAAAATACTGCCTAGGTTCTGTTATAATATTGTAGTTATTTTCTTTTATAGAATCAAAAGATGCTCCCTTAATAGATATTCTTGCTAATATATTGGGGTTTAGAATTGATTTGTTAAATATACTAATAAACTGATTATTAGCACTGTTATTAAAATCATCTATTGCTAAATAAATATAACGTATAGTAGACATTTCAAATATAGTATCAGCGGTATAACATGGAGATCCTTCATATTTGGGCTTAATAAAACCTAGATTCCAACCTATCTTTGTTAAAATAGACGTAGTATCTGTTGTACCACTTCTATTTTTTGAGAAATCAAGTGTTATGGAATTTATAAATTGTTTATGACTTTCAATAGGTTTAATTAATACCTTCCCAGTACCAGAATTATTAGAATCTATATCCAAAGAGAATTTTATATAAGAGAATATTTTATCTGAATGAAGTAAATTACCACTGCAATCAGTGGGAGATAATAGCTTATTTATAGTATTTATTAGCCCATGTGAGTTATAATTACCATCGGGTATAATTAAAAATTTCTCTTCTATTAAGCCAGTATCTGTAAAATCAAAAGAATTATAATTTACAAGTATATACAAATAATTATTACCAAAGCTTTCTGAGATATTATAAAATACTATTGGTAATTCTATGGATGATAATTGCATTGAGGCAACCTTATTAAATTTATTAGGTATATTCATAGTAAAATCAGAACTTTGTGTTGCGTATAAATTATCACGAAATCGAGTATCAATATTCAAAGTTTTGGTAATAACCCTAGTATTTAGTGGATTTAGTGTTCCTGGAAAAAATTCACTAGGATTAGAGTATATAAATTGTCGTTCAGGCCGTGTTATTAATTCATCTGTTCTTGAAGGGGGTTCTTTTGATAATGGTGTATCTAATTTATCTAATTTATAATTCTTTGGTATTACTGTTGGTTTAGTTTCTTCATCAGCATCTTTACATTTAACAAATATTAACCATTGTTTTGCTTTGGTTAAAAAATCAATAAGCTCAGTTTTAAACCGTTTATTTATATGCCCACTTTTTAATAATTGTTCGCGAATTTCGTATTCTTTTAATTCAACATCAGATGCGGTATATTTTGACTTAGGTTTTAACTTTAAAAATTTTTCAATATCATTGATATTATAATTATTGATATCTAAATCAAGCGTATCCATATAAATAATGTTATATAATATAAAACTAATTTTATCTTATTTATGTGTGGATTTAGTAAAGATAATAATATGTAAAAATAGAGAACATTATAATAATTAAATAATAAATTATTTTCGGACTCTTTATTATAGTAAACGAAATATGTCATCTAGTGATTATACTGCTTTAAGAAAAATGTCACAAGTAAATGCATTAGTACCAAAACAACCAGGAGTATGGTTTGATGTTAATGCTTGCAATGTTGTTGGTGGAGGAGATACAGGGCCTCAAGGCCCTATAGGCAATTATGGTCCCACTGGCCCCACTGGAATTCCTGGAGCAGCATTATTTACATTATATAGAGCGCCTAATTCATACGGGGATATTGTATTTCCTACAAGTAATTCCATAGTGAAAACGCAAACAACTTCTTTCCCAGATGTAGTTTTATCGTTAGAGTTATATAATAGCATAATTTTATCTTTTTGTGTAGATAATAACCCTGCATTGATAAAGGTAGGAATAACATTCAATAATGTTTCTTGTTATTATGGTTTTTATTTTGATCAACAATCTACATTATGGATAATCGATAACGGTGTTCAAACTAATACTTTTACTTCAATATCTTCATTGGATGTGTTTTCATTCAAGGTATCGTCAGAGGAAGTTGTGTTTTATAAAAATGGTGTTATAATTGGCACTATTGAAAGAAGCGAAACAAATCAAGTATTTGCTGCCTATTTCCAATTAGGAACTATCAATAATACAATTAATAATATAATCATGTATCCTTTATTCGAAGGTGCTACTGGTGTGGAAGGCCAGATTGGTGATACAGGTCCTACTGGACAAGCAGGACCAGTTGGACCAGTAGGATATACTGGTTATACTGGTTATACTGGTCACACAGGTTATACTGGATACACAGGTTATACTGGATATACAGGACATACAGGTTATACTGGCGTAACAGGGCATAGAGGTAGAATAGGATTTACAGGATGCACTGGTAATACTGGGCCTATCGGACCTACTGGGTATACTGGTTCTACTGGAGTAAGGGGGCAAACTGGTAATAGAGGGCATATGGGCCATACTGGTAAACAAGGTGATACTGGAGAAAAAGGTGATATTGGAGATATGGGAGATGTAGGACCAACTGGTTCTACAGGATATACAGGATATACAGGAGCTACGGGTTACACTGGTTATACTGGGCATACCGGTGTAACAGGTCCTCAGGGTACAGGACCAACTGGTTCCCAAGGATTAATTGGTCCG